GTTCATATTCGGTTTGTTCTGTATCTGGAATATCATCAAAAAAATCATCATCAATATCGTTAATAGAAAGAGGTTCATTTTCTAGTATTGAAGGTGGTTCATATTCGGTTTGTTCTGTATCTGGAATATCATCAAAAAAATCATCATCAATATCGTTAATAGAAAGAGGTTCATTTTCTAGTATTGAAGGTGGTTCGTATTCAGTTTGTTCTGTATCTGGAATATCATCAAAAAAATCATCATCGATATCGTTAATAGAAAGAGGTTCATTTCTTATAGCTTGTTCATATGATTTTACTACATCTCGCTTCAGTTGTTCTATCTTATCAATATATTCTCTATCTCCCATTTCCAAACCATAGTGTAATTTCATTAATTCTATTAGCTCTATTTTATACGAATTAACAATACCGATTAGTTGTAAAGATAATATTGTATTCTTTTCAGATTGTTTTCTAGAATGATTCATTAGTTCTTGTAATAGTAATTCGGTTTCACGATACTTTTCCGTTGTAAGGAGATTATCCCTTATACTTACACAACTTTTTTGTTTGGGATTTTGGTAGCTATAGGTTTCAAGAGAACCTATATGTTTTAAAAATTCTCTACATATTTCAATATGTCTATCACCTGCATAAATGAATATATTCGAGCTTTCTAAAGGTCGATTACCAACAATTCTAGAGTTATATCTTTTGAATACACGAGATAAACAATACATATCGACTGATAATGAACTGATATTCATTAATAAAGCTACAACAGGTTCAAAGTATTCAGGAAGTACAAACGGAATATGTCTTGATTCCTTCATATAAGAAATGAGTTTTCCAATCTTATAATCTACAGTAAGATTGCATAGAGATTGATATTTATCAATAAAAAAATCAATGATTTTCACTCTCATATTATCATCAACTTTACTTAGTTCTTTATCAACATATTTGTTGGTCAATGTAATATCCATTATATTTTTTCCTGTCATTTTTCCAGTATCAATCAGATTGGATAATACTTCAATTGCTTTATCTCCTAGCCTTCTTAATACTGATAATTTCAATTCAAAATCAATATTCATAATTAGGATATTGTGTATTACTATAAGATATAAATCATCATAAATTTCATCAGGATTCCACGATGTTCTAACGTTGATATTATGAATCCTCATTCTTTGACATTTAAAAACTTCACGAGTTGAAGGTTGAAGACACTCTAAAAAATCTCTGGTTATATCATTCATTATTTGACTTGCTGATGTTACTGTACTTGTTCTTTGATTGAGAACAGCTGTAAATATGGTGATAAAATCATGATTTGGATGTGAATACAACATATATCTAAGAGTATCGCTAATGGCTTGTGATGTTTGAATGCCTGAAATATCATAATGTGATAAGTCTCCTTCTGTTTTAGGCTTGCTAAAACTAAACATTGATAATTCAATATATAGGTCAAAAAATGAAGGAGAATTTTCAGATAATCTCTTTATATACTCTGAAAAACTTATTGAATCCATTGGTAAACAATGGCCTCTGGTATCTTTATGTTTTTCACCAAATAGATAGAATGATTTTCTATTGAGCATCAATTTATAGAAACTTATAGGTCCTTCAATTATATCTACATTATATGTTTTCGGAAATTGAAGGCGGTCTATGAGTTGTTTTAATACAGGATTTACTGTTTCTTTTATTTCTTCTTTTTTCTCATCTGATAAATCTTCGATATAAAGAGCATCGTAAGTTTCTTTAAATGCTTCTATTTTTTCAGGTTCGCTTAACTTCATATCTTCTGTCATTTATAGATAGAAACTTATTTCTAATTGAAAAATATTACTATTACTATAACTAAATATACTGAATTTTATATTGAAAAGCAATATAAAATTTATAATTATAAAACATCAACTACACCATCTGTATAAGTATGTGTATCTGTTTGAAATGGAATTTCCGATATTTGTAGTTTGAATTGATATGGAAAAAGGTATGCATTATAACTTATGTTTACAGTCTCTGGTAATGACTCGTTTATAGAAAAGTAAAAACGGATATTGAAGTCAGAGTATGTTGAACAAAGTATGATTTCAAGGTCATTGTCAACAGAACAAGAATATAAATCATTAATATACAATTCTGAATAATATATATTATTAAGTTCAATACAATCTATCTTATCTAATGAATTAGGAATGAAATAGTCATAATAATACTGATTTTGATTTAAAACTAATTTCAAATCAGCCGTTTTCAGACTAAATTCAATCTTATATCGATAAAAGTTTTCATTCTCATTTCTGCTTATATTACTTATCTCTTCATTGTTGGATTGCAGAACAGTCTTGTTTTCCATAAAATTATTAAAGTGAATCATTATTTATACTCTGATATAAGTATTTAAATTGAGTTGCTTTCGTTTAAATCTTTTCTACCTTTTTCTGTTTAATTTGAACTAGTTCTTTATTCTGTTCTACAAATAGTTGTTTGTAATTGAAGGAACAACTATGAGTATGAATATGACCAGAACAATAGTAGTTAGAACATCTACAGACATATAAGTCTTTTAGCATCATACTGATTTTCTTATTACATAACTTACACTTCAGCATTTATTTTATAATCTAAAATAAATATAAATTTTAAGTTGAACCTGAAACAAGAACAGCAATTACTGTTAAAAGGAACATTAAACCACAACCATATAATATATACTTCTTGGCTTTATCCTCATCAAAGTCTGAAAATTTAACTACATATACAACCCATGATAACATTAATAAGAGTCCAATAACAAGAATGACTAACATATTCTTTCTCTTTTCAGGAGTAATCCTTAACACAGCCAAACCTTTATGTTCCTTAGAACACGTACAATTTCCCTTTTTATCATAACCACAACCATAAGGGTCATTTCCCTCACAAGAACAATCGCTACTAGTTAGACAAGAACATACGTTATTTACGCATTTTCCAGGCGGAGTATCAACTCCATTACAATCAGAATCAACACTACAATTTTCACAGTATCCTTTTTTACTACAAGTAAGATTACTTCCATGTATTCCTAATTGTCCACAATCACCAACTGAACCACAATCTGGTTTATTTGCAAATAAATTTTTGTCTAAAGTTGGTTTTGGTTCTGAACTTGGACCTGAACTTGGATTCAAAATTTGAGAATCAGAATTTTCCATTTATTAGTATAAATAATTTAAATTTAATTAATTTGAACGATATATTCAAATAATAAATGATTCGCAATGACCTTGAAAACAAGGTTGAATTAGTAGGAGAAGTTAATGATTGGTCAATTGATATTGAAGAGATTCTCGATAAAATCAGACTAAATTCAACTACAATGTGTGAATTTCATAAAGGCAATTACTATAATGCAAAAGGTCGTCTTAAGTTCTTTAAACTTCCAACCATAATCCTATCTGGAATAACTTCCGTATTTTCAGTTGGCTTGCAACCTTATCTTGAACAGGGAATAATAAGCGTAATAACGTGTTTAATAGGATTGATTATAGGCATTATAAACTCGATTGAACTCTTCCTAGCAATTCAAAATACAATGGAAAGCGAATTGAAAATAAGTAAAGATTTCTATCTATTATCTATTGACATATTCAAGGTATTAATGTTAAATAGAACTAATAGAGTCGATAAAGGGAGAATATACTTAGAAGAGAAATATAATATGTATTGTAAATTGGTAGAAAATTCAGTTCTTGTTAATAGAAGCATAGTAGACAAGCTTGTCCCAATAGAAGATATGATAATAAAGAGAAATACAATCAAAAAGGAAATAAGGAGTTCATCACCAATCAATAACTTACTTTCTGGAATCAAGAATAGAATAAGTAATTTAACTCCAAATTCAAAAGGAAATGATGACAATAAAATATTAGAAATGATAAATAGTGAATCGGAAGGTGATTCTATTATTAAAACTATTGTGATTGATACTCAAGTTAAAAATACAATAACCGAAAATAAGGATGAATACGTGTAGTAAAATTTTAAGTTATATTCAACTTAAAATTTAATTGGTTTGTGTCTTAATACTTGCTTTACATACTGGACAAACTGGATTATAATGCCCCCATTCTTCAATACAATTTTTATGAAAGATATGTTTACAATTTAAAGTTGATACCGTATCATCATCTTTATAATCATCAGAACAAATTGAACAACTAGAGAATGTCTTTTCTGACTCTGAAAAAAGTTGAGATTGAACATCAAGCTTAATTTTATCATTTCTTTCAAGTTCTTCACTAGCGGAAGCTTGCTGAAAGAGAGAATTAATGAAATCTTCTTGTGAATTATCTGGAAAGTAGTTCATAAAATTATCCAAGAAATTAAAGCTGTTAAGCAGTTCATTCATCCTAATGTTTCTCAAAGCATCATTGTAGATGACCTGAATCTGAACTTCCATATTTTGTCTGTTGAAATCTCTGAGACAATTATTACAACCACAGATGCCTCCATATAAATGAGATGGTTCACGGATATTGATTCTAATATTATTATTGTTTTCCATATTCTTTATCTATGGAAAAATTAATTTATAAATTCAATTTAAATTAGTCATAATTTTACCGTATCTATCAAAAATTATAAAAATGAAAAAAATACAATTTAAACCATAAAATCAGCCTATTCCAAATGACTCATATCATAACTAATGAAGAAATTGAATTTATTATTGACTTTATTAAACCACAGGTTGGTATTCCCCTCGATAGTGCGATGTCTATCGTCGAGAACAATAAGGAACGTTTCAGAAAACAACTCAGAGGACAAGAAGTCTATACTGAAATCATCCCCCAACTAAAAGGAGAAATCGAAAGGAACTACTTCAATACTCTAGTTCAAGCAGGAGAAAGTGTAGGTATCATATGTGCGCAAAGTATCGGCGAAAAACAAACTCAAACTTGTCTTAATACTTTTCATTCTGCTGGTATTTCAAACAAGACAATGACTACAGGTGTACCCCGATTCCAAGAGCTAATCAACGCAACTAAAAATCCAAAGATGGTGAACCATAAAATTTACTTTAATGAAGGAAGAGATTCAATAGAAAACCTACGGAACGTAGTTGGTCATACCATTACATGTCTCACCCTGAGTGACATTTCAAAATCAATCACTGTTGAATATAATAAAGAACCAGAAGATTGGTACGAGGTCTACAAGGTGTTTTATAACGACGAATTTACACGTTTCAAGAACTGTGTAATTGTCAAACTAAATATGGGTAAGCTTTTTGAAAATAAACTTACAATCGAGAAAATCGCAACTGTAATTAGCTCTGAATTTTCAGACTTACATTGTGTATTTTCTCCCTGTCAAATAGGTGAAATCCATATATTTGTTGATACTTCAGACATTACTTTACCCGAAGATAGGATTATGTTTATTAATAAAGAAAACGCAGTTGAAATTTATCTTGAAGAGTGCGTAGTTACAACTGTATCAGAAATTCATGTATGTGGTATTTCAAGCATAGAGGAAATCTTTTATTCTCAAGATGATAAGACCAAAGAGTGGCTTATCGAGACAAATGCCATACCCAATAAGAATGCGAATAAACTTAATGCATACAAGAAATTACTCTCTCTTGACCATATAGATTTTACAAGAACGATGTCCAATAATATTTGGGATATATATGAAGTTCTCGGAATTGAAGCTGTAAAGGAGTTTCTAATTGAAGAGTTTACAAATATTATGGATGGAATCAATTCTTGTCATACAAAGTTATTAGTAGACAGAATGCTTCACGGAGGAGGAATTGCATCAATTACTAGATACACACTAAAGAAGGACGAGTGTGGACCTATGGGCAAAGCAAGCTTCGAAGAATCACTAGATAACTTCTTGAACGCTGGCGCCGCTGGTATTATTGAACCAACAGAAGGTGTATCATCGGCAATCATTTGTGGTAAAAGAGCAAATATCGGAACTGGAATGGTTGAACTCAAAGCTGATTTTAATAAATTACTAAAAAAGAAATAAGAGATTCTTATTTAACATATACGTAGGGACCTTCACCGTTTACTTGTTTTCCTGATTTTGATGGTTCAACATCAACTGATTGTCTTAAACAATGGACAAACCAATAAAACTTACCACTATTCCCGTATACTCTAAATTTACCCTCTATAACTTCACTTGAGTTATAGATGTTGATATTGCCGTTATATATGGGTGAAATTTGTACTGTAAAATCAGAAAATGATTTTACATACTTAGGAAGAGAAACTTCAACTGATTCGCTATTTGTTATCTCTGATTCTCCTCTATAATACACTCCTGCTTCAGGTCCTTCCAAACACCCGTGAACTAAATACTTCTCTTTATCAAGAGGATGGTTAATAATAAATGTTTTCGCAGAATTATCTTGAAATATTTCTCCACTTGTTTCACCCCACAGTAATAGATTATCTGTACCACCGACAACAGATCTAATTGGTTTTACAAAAAATGCACCTTGAATGTTAGTTGTAAAATTACTACCAGTAGCATTTAAAATAATTGAATTAACATGCTGAACTGTATTTCCAGCGTAAGTCCCAATTGCAATTGAATTAATTCCTTGATTTGTATATCCAGCTTGATAACCAATTGCTATTGAATTAATTCCTTGACCTGTAAAACCAGAACTATTACCAATACAAACTGAATAGTTATTAGCTGGACTATATTTAGAACAATCTTGTCCGATAGCAACTGTTCCTTCACCACAACCAATATATGAGCCACCAATCGAAACTGAATATTTTTTCGCGCCTCCTCCACTACCATCTGTACCAGTCTGATACCCTATGCAAATATTATCTCCTCCGTTATTTGTTTGACCTGCTCCGAAAGATATACAAATTGTATTTTGTGCATTATTATAGTTTACATTTCTCCCAATACATATACTATTTAAACCTCCTCCTCCTTGACTCATCAAACCAATTGATATAGAATTTTCTGCCTCATTAAGAGTCGTCAGAGTTCCAATTGAAATTTGTCCTGTTTTTGCCATAATTATTCTTCTTGTTGTTATTGAATCTGATATTGTTGCAGTTGTTGTATTTAATAATAGTGTCGAAGACCTATTAGATAAAGTTACCTTATCGTTGTATACCGAAAATGACATTTTATTATTAGATTTATTTATTATATTATTAATAAATGTCATTTTCGGTATACAACGATTATATAATTGCTGGTGAAGAAATATCAACATCACCAATTATAACTTCAAATTTAACAGCAGGAACTTCAATAACAACAAGAAGAATAATATCGTCAGATTCAACCGGTCAAGTTTCAATTGGATATGGTGCTAGTACAGTAGGAACATCTTCTGTTGCGATAGGGTTAAATACAGGTGGTGGAATTAATAGTGTATCTATTGGAGCAGAAGCAAATATAAATAATGCAACCTATACAGTTGCGATAGGATATCAAGCAGGAAAATCAAATAATGCAGGAAGTAATGTTTGTATAGGTCATCAGGCTGGTGTGGATGGTACAGGTTTGAAAACACAAACAGTAACTATTGGTAATTTAGCAGGTTATTATGGAGTTGAAACAAAGTCAGTAGCTATTGGTCATGGTTCTGGATATTCTGGTTTAGGCACAGAGTCTGTGGCAATAGGTTATTATGCAGGAGCTTCCGGTTCAAAAACTAAAAATGTCGCTATAGGATATCAAGCTGGATATACGGGTCAAGGAATTAATTCAATCGCAATTGGTTATCAAGCTGGATATGCAAATCAGCATGATAATTCAATTATTTTAAATGCACTTGGTAGTCCTTTTACAACTAACACTCAAAGTGCATTTTTTGTAAAACCAATTAGAAGTGGTGCATCTGGTGGTACTGATAAAGTATTACGTTGGAATTCATCAAGCGGAGAAGTATATATTGATTCTTCAAAAACATTTGTTATTAACCATCCTCTTGATAAAGAGAAGTATTTAGTTCACGGGTGTTTGGAAGGACCTGAAGCAGGAGTGTATTATAGAGGACAATCAGAAATAACAAATAATGATTCGGTAGAAGTTATTTTACCTGAATATACAAAGTCGTTCTCTCAATTTACAGTACAAGTTACTGGAATTTATAACAATAATAAAATAATTAATTATAATACATGTCAAGTTGAAGATGGAAAGTTTATGGTTTATGGTCGAAATGGTAGATTCTTCTGGTTGGTTCATGCTCTAAGAGTACCAATTAATGTTGAACCTTTGAAATCAGAGACTGTAGTAAAGGGTGATGGGCCTTATAAGTATATCGTTTAAAGTTTGTTAAATTCAAATGATTTCTATGCTCGAGTTCAAGGTGAATTATTTCTGATAAATTTACAAAATTGAATTTGCGAACAATCATAACCAATAATTAGTGTCACACCCAATGGAATCGAAGAATGATTATAATGATTATGATTATGATATATTTTCCAAGTTTACGGACAAGTTGAATTTCGATTATAATGCATGTGGAGATATATGCATTTCAACTGATTGTTCGTCTTGGTCAAAAGTATTGTTGAATAATATGAGACTTGATGATTACTTTGAATCTGAAAATACAACTCCTTCTTCAGAGTTTTTATCATTTCCAAATTTTGGTACGAAAAAGCGTGAAAAGAAGAAAAAGGAAACAGTTGAAGATTATGTTGATTTATGTGAATGTTGTAATCGTAAGCTCGATATTGACCGTTATATTCACAATAAGAAGATAATATGTTTTCAGTGCATGGACCAGATGAACAATGTATGTTTGACTTGTAAAAATAACGATACGATATTTAGAGAGAAGATAAAGGATGGAACTATAATGAAAAAGGGAAGAGATTCTGTTTATTCTGATACTGGAAAATATTGTCTTATTGAATACTCGAAGACTTATTGTAAGCCTTGTTATCGTGAATATGTCGATGATGAGTATGATAGATGTTTTAATTGTGGAATTGAATGTGAATGGGACCGTTACGATTATATTACAATGTGTTATGATTGTAAGTTATGGGGGTAAGTTACTGTTGAAATAGAAGAGAAATTGTAGTTTATATTTTATATACGAAAACGTATATAACATATGATAAGGGAGAGGATAATGTTTAAAGTACTGGGAAACCAAGAGCACCACCAGAAACTCTGATGATGTTGTTGTTGATAACAGTTACGATAAAGTCGTATGATTGAGGGAAAGGATTGAAACGAAGGTCACCTGTTGTTCCTAGGGCCAAGGCAGCGGCTACTGAAGCTTGAGCAGCGGCTGATGCTTCGGGACGGATAGAGACGTTTGTCAATTTACCGTAGTTAGTAGAACCCATTGGGTCAAGGCAGTAGAAGTCAAGAGAATAGGAGTAGCAATGAAGACCAGTTTTCTCAGGAATAGAAGGAGCGTGATACCAAGGATTGACAAGTGAGAAGTAATCAGAACCCATCTGTGACAAACGAGCAGTATTCTCGTACACGAGAGATGTTTGAGCAATGGGGTCATAACCTTGGTCTTGTCTGACTGACCAAGCACCAGCAGACAATGATTGAGGAGAAGCAGTACCATAAATAGACCATTCACCAGCGAATGTTCTGTTTCTTGCTGCAAAGAACAAAGCTTTGATGGCATGCGAGAAACGAATATCGTAACTGGGCTGGTTGTTTGTAACAGGAGCGAATGTTTGACGAGGAGCGGTTTGGACTTGTTCAATGAGGATATCACGAGGAGCACAGGCCATTCTCTTTCTTTCATCGTTGGAGACGATGGCATAGTTAGCCCATACACCAACATTTGAGAGTACTGGTGCGGTTGCAATGGGGAAAGCTGCGCCTGAACCAACGTGGGTGCTGACTGAAGGCTGGACTCTCTTATCAACAAGAGCACCAGCTGAGGGATTTTCAAGAATCAAAAGTTCAGTCCAGTCACGGAAAGAAAAGTTAATTCTCATTTCATTGTAAGGAAGAGCGGCGGTTGGGAGAGCTACACCGCTATCACGAGTATAGAAGAGGGGAATAGGAAGATTCAAAGTGGCTGCGGGAAGACCAGTTGCAGAAGCACCGAGAGCAGGCGCTCCACCTGGATTAGTTGGTAGAGTAAGAGTTGACACATTACCAATCATATTGTTATATCCTACTTGTTTGTTGGCTGGAACAGTGAACGCAGCCCAGAAGTCAAGATGGTAGTTATCAAAACGAGCGGCAACCAAATCATTAAAGGTAATGTTACACTCTCTGATAAGATTGTGCATCAAGTTAGCAGACCATCTAACCAACAATGATGATCCTGAAGGAGCATATGCTGAATTACCAACAGCAGGAAAGGTAACTCTCAACCAAGTATGAAGCAAATAATCACCAGCACGTGAAACGCTGACAGACCAATCTTGGCCGAATTGAGGAGTTCCAGAAGAGTTGGAAAGTACTACTGGAACTTGGGTAAACCAAGTTGATTTTCTAGTTTCGCGAACGAAATAAGCTGTAGCTTCGAGAGTACCGTAAAGGTATCTTTCAATTTCATCAAAGGTAGCAAGGTCGATAAAACCAGAAGTAAGGTTTGAAGTTGTCAAGGACATTTTATTATATACAAGATATTATTTTTAAATAAAAATTTATTTAAAAAAAATAATGGGCTTAAATGAAAAGATAAAAAAAGAAATATGTGTTCTAACGATATAGATATACTGGTCATAGACGACAATATAAGGAGACAGTTCGAGCGAGATTACAATGAAATACCTATATACCAAGACAGGTTGAATGGCATACTAAAGATACTGGAAACACCCAACTTAAATATAAGATTAAGAGAAATCTTATTGACCAATAGAGACCAAGTTGTCAATAAGATTCATAATTTAGAGATTAAAAGAGATTATAATTTCTATCTATTTGAAACATTGTCTATCATTGAAACTTACAAGGAGATTCTGAAGATACCTCTAAAATTGACCTTTATTGGCAAGCCTAAAAAGAGTAACGATGAAAAGAAAAACCTAATAGCACGATACTTATCTGTTGCTAGGAACTACTACGATATAAGCAATGTCGAAAACAAGGAAGATGAAAAAACATCTTTTTCAATATCATGTTCGAACTGTGAAAATGTAAATAGTAATCTATTCGATATTATCGATAATAATATCTACATTTGTAACGTCTGTTTTAATCAGCAAATTGTCATCAAATATAATTCATCTTATAATGATATCGACAGGGTGAATATAGCTTCTAAGTATATCTATATACGAAAGGTTCACTTTAGAGATTGTATTAATCAATATCAAGCCAAACAGAATAATACTGTTCATCCTGATGTATATAGAGATTTGGAAAGAGAGTTTTTCCAACATCATCTTCTATTAGGTGATGAGAATACTCCAAAAGAGATTCGATTTTCAAGGGTAACCAAAAAGCATATTCACATATTTCTGAAAGAGCTTAACTATTCAAGTCATTATGAGAACATAAATCTAATTCATTATGTTATGACAGGAGTAAAGTCAGTTGATATAAGTCATTTAGAAGAGCAACTACTAGATGATTTCAATGTTCTAACTGAGTTATATAGCACAATTAAGCATATCAAAAGGAAAAGTTTTATTAACTCACAGCACGTTCTGTATCAGCTTCTTCGTAGACATAAATTCCCTTGTAATAAGGATGATTTTATAGTATTAAAAACAACTGATAGGAAGTGTTTCCACGATGAGATAACAAAAGAGTTGTTTGAGACTTTAGGGTGGAACAGTGAACCATATTTTTGAATTACAATTCAGTTTGATTTGTAATTTTACTTATTTCTAATTGAAACTGTATAACAATTTAAATTAGAACAAAAGCATCGTCGAATATTTTTTTACAATAGGGAGATATTTGTAGATATAATGAATTCCAATTAATTCGCGGTCTCCTTCCTTGCTTACGTTGGTCGTCAAATGTTTGTGTCTTATTAACCTTTATATTTTTCCATTCATCAGACACATATTTAAGTTCAACTCGATAAACAATATATCTAGCGTCAAGAAAGTATATTTCATCCCATTCAGAAGAAGGAGTAAACGATATTGGTCCATCTGATGTAAAACATTTACACTCTAATTTACCTCTTACTTTTGATAAGAGGTCTCCATTTTAATTATTAATCAATAAAGGAACTAATCGATTAGCTATTAAACTAACAATTGGAACTGATACTGCATTTCCAGCTAATTTATATAGATTCATATCTGATAATCCAGATAAATTATAAGTTGATGGAAACCCCTGAAAGTTAAAACATTCTCTTGGAGTTAACTTTCGAATTCCTTTATTATCTCTAACTATAGGAACGTTATGTCCACCAGAACCCATATTCGCAGTTAGAGTCGGGCATTCATTACTCTTATTTTCTCGAACATATACACGTCGATATTGATATACAGTACCTATTTTAATATCTGCATTCGATAGTAGTTCCCAAGTACTAGAACTGTTGGTATAGTAATATTTGTTTTGAATATTCTCTTCCAAAAATTCAGTTATTTTCTTTTTCTTTTTCTGTTCAAATTCAATACTGAACTTATTAAATACATCTTTTGATTTAATACATACTATGTATATCCTTTCTCTATTCTGTGGAATTCCAGTCAATTGTGATGTGTTCAAAATACGATAGCATACTGAATATCCTCTTGATTCTAGATTTTCTAATATTGTTTTAAACGTATTTCCATTATCGTGAGATACTAAATTCTTTACATTTTCCAATATGATACAGGCTGGTTTATGATGTTCTATAATAGATAATATCTTCCAAAATACATTTGACCTTTCATCGTTAAATCCTTCTTGATTACCAGCTATAGAGAACGGTTGGCATGGAAATCCACCGACAAGAATATCGTGACTTGGAATCATATTGTTTTCAATATCATTTAAATTAGCGCATGTTAATTGATGTCCGAAGTTATTATTATATATGATTTCTGAATATTTTGTCATATCATTTGAAAATACGATATCAACCATTCCTGTCTTCTCAAATGCATAGGTTAATGCTCCTGTTCCTGAAAATAAATCAACCATTTTCAGTTTATTTTTACCCTCTTGTTCAGTCTCTTGTTCAGTCTCTTGATCAGTCTCTTGTTCAGTCTCTTGATCAGTCTCTTG